AGCTTTTCGTCTATCTCCCAGACTTGGTAACGAGGGCAAGGAAGCTGAGCGTCGATGTAATCCATATCAATCATGTCTTATCTCCTGTTAGTTAAAAGACACAAAAGCGACTGCTCCTAGACGACGAAGGAGGAAAGGGGTTACTGGGGGACAAGGTTCATAGCTGAACAGAGAAACAAGGTTCATGAATCACGATCGGGGGTTGGGGGTCCGTGATCCGTTGGTGGGGGAGATAATGTGTGAGCGATTCGGAAAATAATTTTCACAAAAAATTTTTGTAGAAAAATGCCATAACCTCCTTATTATTAGCCTAACTAATGACCTGAGGGGTGGTCATGGAGTTAAAGACTTGCACGAACTGCAAGCAGGAGCTCCCAGCAGAAAATTTTGAAGTGTTTAAGAAAGGCGGTGCCCGCTCCGTTTGTAATAAGTGTCGGAACGTCCGTCGAGTAAAAGATCCGCAGGGCTACCTGGCAAGGCTGTGCAGCAAACTGAAGCACAGCCGCAAGGGTACGCATGAGTGGGCCATCACCCCAGATGACCTGATGCGTCTGTGGGAAAAACAGAATGGTAAGTGCGCCGTGTCAGGCATGAACCTGACCTGGCATGTTGATGGCCGTGGGCATAAAGAGTTCAATGCCTCCATCGATCGTATCAACGCAGACGCCGGATACACCCCGGATAACGTCCAATTAGTGTGTTATCGCGTGAATATCATGCGCCACACGCTCTCAGTAGACATGTTTTGGTGGTGGGTTAAGAACATACACGACCATTCTATTGAATAGACTTATTAGTCAGGCTAATATTCCGCTTATGGCAATGGTCGAAATAGTATGCATCGAGGGTCTTGACGAAGCGATTCTCGGAACAGCGTTCGTGAACGGCGAAGAAGTCGTCGCATATGACGCAGAAGTTGCCGAGCAGCTTGTGCTGTTTATGGAGTATGGCTCGCTTTATGACTTCGTTGAATCCATTGGCCTCGAAGACCTGGGCGATAACGCTCCGATTTTCGTTTACCAAGATGAAGGGATGAGGCTACAGCTTGGAGAAATCATGCGGAGACGTGTCCATTAGCGACACGACAGAAATCACTCATACCGAGTTCCAGTCACATATGCCCTATATGGGCTTGGAGCTGGGCGAGTTAACTGTGCAGCAGGAAAAGCTCGTGTTGCTGATGTCGAGTGGTATGACGATAGCAGCAGCCGGACGCGCTGCGGGATACAAGTCTCCGCAGTCTGCAAGCGCTGCAGCTAAGAACCCTCAGGTTCAGCAGGCAATACAGTACTTCCGTGACCAGATGCGCGAAGAAGTGAAGTTCACCAAGGTCAACGCGCACACCATGTATATGGAGGCCTACTCCGCATCAGCGACCGCGACCGAGATGAAGAACACCGTCGATTCGTTGGTCAAGCTCCATGGTCTAGGACTCCCCGACCAAGCTACCCAGATCAATATCAACCTCAACGCGTCCGCGAAACAGATGGAGCGACTGTCTGACGAAGAGCTCCTCGAGATCGCGGGTAAATCTAACCAGTACTTGGAGCCAACAGGGTCTTGAACGCCGAGATACCAAAGCGCAAGTGTGGCCGCTGTCGAGGCCAATATCCTGAGACGTTGTTCGCAGACGGCAGCGGCGTCTGTGTGTATTGCAAGGCCGACGACGCCGAGGCGCTGCCCGCTCCAAACACCCCCACCCAAGAAGAACTTGAGCAGGAGGCATCCCTTGAAGAAAAAGCTAGAGCTGAACTCGCGCTTCGTTTCCTTACTCGGAAGCGGCTACTCCCTTTTGTTGAACGCTTTAACCCCGATTACTCGGCTGGCTGGGTCCATAAGGACATCTGTCGTCGGTTGGAGCAGTTCAGTAAAGACGTGGTTGAGAAGAAGAGTCCGCGTCTTATGCTATTTATGCCGCCGCGCCATGGGAAGTCGACGTTGGCGTCGATTGCGTTCCCGGCTTGGCATCTGGGTAGAAATCCTAACCACGAATTTATTAGTTGCTCGTATTCGGGTTCGCTTGCAATGGGCTTTAGCCGCAAAGTCCGGCAGCTTCTCCGCGAGCCGACTTATAAGACTGCGTTCCCGACTCGACTCGATCCTGACAGCCAGTCTGCGGAAGCTTGGCTTACTTCAGATGGCGGCGGCTATGTTGCAGCTGGTGTCGGCGGCGGTATCACGGGTAAAGGTGCGCATATCCTTCTTATCGACGATCCTGTCAAAAACCGAGAGGATGCTGAAAGCCAGAACAACCGGGACGCTAATTGGGATTGGTATACTAGTACTGCTTACACACGTCTTGCTCCGGGCGGTGGAGTACTTGTTATTCTCACTCGCTGGCATGATGACGATCTAGCTGGTCGACTGCTCAAAGCCGCCAGCGAAGGCGGCGACCACTGGGAAGTCGTGAAGTACCCCGCCCTGGCTGAAGAAGACGAAGAGTTCCGTGAAGCTGGTGAGGCGCTCCACCCCGAGCGCTACGATGTCGAGGCGCTCCAGCGCATACAGAAAGCAGTCGGCCCCAGGGACTGGACGGCGCTGTATCAACAAAACCCTGTAGCGGATGACGGTGACTACTTCACCCGCGAGATGATCCGCTACTACGACCCCGACGACATCGACCTCGATGAGATGCGTTACTACGCAGCCTGGGACTTGGCCATTGGTAAACGAGACCGGAACGACTACACGGTCGGCATGGTCATCGGCGTCAACGAGTACGATCAGCTGTTCGTGATGGACGTAGTACGAGGCCGGTTCGACGGCTTTGAACTCGTGGAGCAGATCCTAGATCTCTATGAGACGTGGCGTCCCTCGATTATCGGTATCGAGAAAGGCCACATCGAAATGGCCCTGGGCCCCTTCCTTGAAAAACGAGTCAGGGAGCGTGGACTGTACGAAGCCTACTTCAAAGACCTCAAGACGGGGCGACGGGATAAAGAGGCCCGTGCGAGAGCGATCCAAGGTCGAATGCAACAGGGCATGGTGTTCTTGCCTCGTGATGCGTTGTTCACCGGCCCCCTTGTCGCAGAACTACTGAGATTCCCGAACGGTGTTCACGACGACCAAGTCGACGCGCTTGCGTGGCTGGGTCTCATGATGACCGAGTTTGCGACCTACCAAGCGCCTGTAGTGAGAGAAGCATCCTGGCGCGACCGTCTCGAATACCTCACTAAACCCGAGCGCAACCGATCTGCGATGAGTGCATAGACATGGCTACCCACAACAAACCTAAGAAGCGATTGACCCCCGGCGAAGAAGCAGAGATAGCTTCAGCGCAGTGGGATCGTTACACCCGCGCCCGTGACAACGGCCACATCGAGTACATTGAAACAGCTAAGCGATGTGACGCTTTCTATCGCGGGGATCAATGGGACGAGAACGACTTAGCACGGCTCGAGGCCGAGGGTCGTCCTGCCCTAACCATTAATACAGTTCTGCCAACGATCAACACGGTCCTTGGAGAACAGTCCACGCGCCGTGCAGACGTGCAGTTCAAACCACGACGCGGTGGCGACTCCGAAGTCGCACACACCCTGACCAAGTTGTATATGCAGATTGCTGACAACAACAAGCTCGACTGGGTCGAGCAGCAGGTGTTCTCAGACGGTCTGATCCTCGATGGCCGAGGCTACTTCGACGTACGAATGGACTTTTCAGATCACGTGGAAGGTGAAGTACGAATCACGGCCAAAGATCCACTAGACATCCTCATCGATCCCGACGCCAAAGACTCGAACCCAGAATCGTGGAACGAGGTCTTTGAAACCAAGTGGATGACCTTGGACGAGATCGAAGAGTTATATGGCAAGAAGAAAGCAGACGCACTTCAGTTTATCGCGGAGAACGGCAATGGCTTCGGACGGGACTCGATCGAATATGAAGAAACTCGTTTTGGTGATCTATCTTCCACTGACGATTATCTGGGTGCGAACGTGCCCGGAGATGATGAATATCGAAACGTGCGAGCTTTGCGCGTTATTGAACGCCAGCACCGACGCATGCACCGCGTCGACTGCTTCGTAGACCCAGATACAGGAGATCAACGGGATGTACCAGAAGCATGGTCAGAAGCCAAAGCTAAGAAGTTTGCTAAGCAATATAACCTTAGTCTTATTTCTAAAGTTAAGCGCAAGGTTCGTTGGACTGTTACGTGCGATCAGGTGGTGCTACACGATGATTGGAGCCCTTATCACGGTTTCACTATCGTTCCTTATTTTTCTTATTTTCGGCGCGGTCGCCCTTTCGGCATGGTGCGTAACCTCCTTAGCCCACAAGAGCAGCTTAATAAGATCGCGAGCCAAGAGCTCCACATAGTTAACACCACCGCGAACAGCGGATGGGTCGTGGAAAGTGGGTCACTAGTCGGAATGCAAGCTGATGACCTCGAGGAACACGGCGCAGAAACAGGGCTCGTGCTTGAGTACAACCGTGGTTCACAACCACCGACCAAGATTCAGCCAAACCAGATTCCCACCGGCTTAGATCGGATTAGCCAAAAAGCTGCGCTTAACATCAAGGCGATCTCAGGTATCAACGACTCGATGCTGGGCACCGATAGCGCCGAAGTCTCTGGTGTTGCGATCCAGGCTAAGCAGAACCGTGGCGCGATCATGATCCAGGTTCCGCTCGACAATTTGCGCAAGACACGCCAGTACCTGGCTGAGCGTATTCTCGAGCTTATCCAGACGTTCTACACCGAGCAGCGCATCATCATGATCACTAACGATAGTGATCCTATGCAGCCTCGCGAGCAGATGGTGATTAACCAGATGACGCCCGAAGGCCGCATCATTAACGACCTCACCCTGGGTGAGTACGACGTTGTTATTGCCACAGCCCCTGCCCGCGACTCGTTCGACGAAGTGCAGTTTGCAGAGGCGCTCAACCTACGTCAGGTTGGGGTGGCTATCCCAGACGACGCCATCATCGAGTATTCGCACCTCGCGAAGAAAGGCGAACTGGCCAAGCGTATCCGCATGATGACCGGTGTGGAGCAGACGCCCGAGCAGCAGGAGATGGCTGCAATCCAGCAACAGATGGCTATGCAGTCACTGCAGTTGGAGATCGCCAAGCTCGAGGCCGAAGTACGCAAGCTTCAGTCGGAAGCTGCCGTCAACATCGCGAAGGTACAAGACACTGCCGAGGTACAGCCACAGCTACGCATGACCGAGTTGCAGTCGCAGCTTGAGATGAAGAACCGCGAGCTAGAGCTGCGTCGTGAGCTGTCTGACCTCACCAATGAAACACGCCGCTCGCAGCAAGAGACTGCTGCGGCTACCCGAATTGCTGCTACAGCAATGCAAACCGCTGCAAAGCAGCAAAAACCGCAACCGGTAGACATACCGAATATGCGGCCACCGATAAATCAATAGGAGATTGGTATGTCTGACGACACGCAGAAGGACGAAGTTGTATTTGATCGTATGCCAGGAGCCGACGCTCCAGAGGCCGCTGCGGACGAAGCACTCGATTTTAACTTTGGCTTAGGCGAAGAGCCTGTCGAAGAGCCCGAAGAGGACGAGGAAGAGGTCGAAGAGCCCGTTGCGGAGGCTGAAGAGCCTGCCGTAGAGGAGCCAGAGCCCGCACCAGAGGAGTCTGAACCTCCTGTAGAGGCGGCTGAAGACGAAACAGAGGAAGTTGTAGCGGCTGAAGAGCCCAAAGAGACGACTCAAGATCAAAAAATGATACCCAAGTATCGTTTTGATCAGCAGAACGCGACTTTGAAGGAGTACAAGAGGGAGCTAGATGCCCTCCGATCTCAAATGAAGGAGCCCGAGACCTTTCAGAGTGACTTTGACTTTGTTGCAAAAGAGGTTGAGTACCAAAATTTGGTGCTGGATGGCGAGTCAGACAAGGCAGCAGCCCTCCGAGTCGAGATCAACACGGCTCAGCGCAAGCAGATTGAGCACGACCTGACCCAAAAAATCAGCCATAGCGTCAACCAGAGCCAACAAGCGTCGGCTTTGCAACGTGCGGCTGCGGAGTTGGAGTCGGAGTTTCCGATTTTTGACAAGTCATCTAATCAGTTCAACGAAAAACTGACCGACGAAGTCAACGCACTGCACCAAGGCCTCATGGCTAAGGACGAAAACCCCGTAACTGCGCTCCATAAAGCCGTGAAATACGTGCTTATGGGTAACGGATACGTGGATATGAACGAGCCAGCGCCCGAACCAACCGGTTTAGCGCCTTCAGCACCCCGCTCAGAGGACGAAGTGGCCAAAAAACGTGCCGAAGTAAGCAAAAAACTTAAGGCAGCGGAGTCTCAACCGCCTGCAATGCCTGGAGAAAGCTCTTCTGCGCACGGAGAACGCCCCACGGACCTCGGTTCCATGACGGAAGACGAGTTTAATGCACTGCCGGATGCCACGCTGAAACGATTACGCGGAGATATCCTGTAATGCCAGCCAAAAAAGATCCACGTTTAGCCCGAGCAGGTGTCTCGGGCTACAACAAACCCAAAAGGACGCCCTCGCACCCTAAAAAGTCGCACATTGTGGTGGCTAAGCAAGGTGATCAGGTCAAAACCATTCGTTTTGGCCAACAAGGCGTCAAAACCAACCAGACCGTGGGTCAACGCAAGGCATTCAAGTCGCGCCATGCGAAAAACATCTCCAAAGGCAAGATGAGCGCAGCTTACTGGGCTGATCGCGTCAAATGGAGTCCATCCAAAACCAAGTCATCGTCCACTAAGTGGAAAAAAGGGAGTTAGTTATGCCAATGAACGGTAAGAAGAAGGTTCCTGCTAAGGCAACGCCTTCCAACAAGCAGCCAAGAAAAAAAGGGTCTGTGAAAGCAACGCCCTCTAACAAGCAGCCGAGGAAAAAGGGGCCTGCTAAAGCAACGCCTTCCAACAAGCAGCCTATGCCACCTGCTTTGTTAGAACGCCTCAAAAAGAAGAAAAAAGGGCCTGCTGTTTCGTTAGCAAGCCTCAAAAAGATGAAGAGGGGGAACTGATATGCACGATGGAAAGCCATGTAGCGCCAAGCGCGGCAAAAGCAAAAAGCCCGCTAAGAAGAAGTCTGGCATCAACGCAAAGCTAAAGAAAATCCCAGCGAAGCGGATGAAGCGAGGTTACTAATGGCACGTACCGACGAAGCTAAGTGGAAACGCATCGTCGCAAGTGTCAAGGCAGGATCAAAAGGCGGTAGACCAGGCCAGTGGAGCGCCAGGAAGGCGCAACTTGCTACGCAACGCTATAAGAAGTCAGGCGGAGGATACAGTGGGCCTAAGACTAAGGCACAAAAGTCTCTCTCGAAGTGGACCAAAGAAAAGTGGGGCACCAAGAGCGGGAAGAACAGCACACAGGGCAGCAAGGCTACCGGGGAGCGGTACCTACCGAAAAAAGCTCGCGAGTCCCTGAGTAAGAAAGAGTACGCAGCAACATCAAGGAAAAAGAGAGCGGATACCAAAGCTGGTAAGCAGTTCTCGAAGCAACCAAAGAGAATCGCAAAGAAAACAGCAAGATATAGGAGGTAGTGTGAGAGTCCTGTTCCTTTTCTTATTACTAGCCGGTTGTACAGCCGTTGAGGAGAAAGGCGACTGTATTGACTGGATCTATTACACGGACGTTGTAGAAAAGTGCGTTCCTCTCTACGGGCAGATCATCTGCTCGGACCACGAGGTAACGCGCTACGTCTGCAAACTGCGCATGGAGGAAACAAATGCAAGTGGTAGCGTTTTACACAAAAAACACGCCTTACGAAAATGAGGTCCAAGACTTCATAGACAGCATGAATGAGTACAAGGTTAGGCACACGATCTACCCTATTGAAAGCCAAGACTGTTGGGAGCTGAACTGCGCTATGAAGCCCAGAGTTTTATTCGATGCGCTGCATACCATCGACGACAACATCTTGTATCTGGACATCGATTCACGCATGGAGCGCGAACCACCATTCGAGGAGATAGAACGCGATATCCCTGGACTTTGCTTCTTTCAAAAGAAGCGCACCTCAAAGAGAGGCCCGTCACTGTTGAGCGGGACTATCTATCTACCCAACAACCAGTCGTCGAAAGATCTGGTAAGGGACTGGGTATACGTTCAGCAGGCACACCCTTACACCTGGGATCAGCAGACGCTTCAAGCAGTAAGCGCTAACCATGAGTATTTCGAAATGCCTTTGAAATGGGTGAAGATCTTCGATCAGAACATGTGTGATGAGGAGCCAGTCGTTGTGCATTATCAGGCTTCGCGGCTGTATAAATCACAAATCGACTAGCCTTGCTTAATTTAATTAGCACAGCTAATATTATGCATACCTTCGTTTGTCAGAACGATATCTGACCGTGTCGATCACGCTAAAAACGTATTTCGCCCGCTAAGGCGTTAAACGAGCCGAGGTCGCACCTCGTTAATAAAGCGCTAGTTCGTCGCCTCACGACACGAGGAAACGGATTAGCCGCTCCATAAGTCGGCTATGAACGGGCTTAGGCCCATACAACTCGTACGCTCAATTAAGGAGAACCATCATGGCTCTTACTAACTTTGCGTCGCTGACTTCCGAACAATTGACGGCTTGGAGTCGCGACTTCTGGCGTGTTGCTCGCAACATGTCTTTCGTAAACCAGTTCGCCGGAACTGGTCAAAATGCGCTTGTACAACGCGTAACTGAACTCACCAAGTCAGAGAAAGGTACACGAGCAGTAATCACGTTGCTTGCTGACATGACTGGCGACGGTATCACCGGGGATAACACTCTGGAAGGTAACGAAGAAGCGCTTCGTGCCTACGATATCACCATCGAGCTTGATCAGCTCCGATTCGCAAACCGAATCGCTGGCCGATTGGCTGACCAGAAGTCAGTAGTCAACTTCCGTGAGCAGTCTCGTGACGCTCTTGCTTATGCAATGGCTGACCGTATGGACCAGCTCGCGTTCTTGACCCTCTCTGGTGTTGCATACACTCACAAGACTAACGGCGGTCTCCGTCCTACGTCTGGCACAACTGGCCACGAGTTGGTTGACCTCGAGTACGCATCTGACGTTTCTGCTCCTACTGCTGACCGTCACCTCCGTATCTCAGGTTCTAACCTCGTATCTGGTGATACAACTGCAGTAACTGCTACCGACAAGATGGGCTACCGCCACATCGTTGATCTGAAGGCTTTCGCTAAGGACAACTATATCCGTGGTATCCGTGGTGCAGGTAACGACGAAGTGTTCCACATGTTCGTCACTCCTCAGCAAATGGCCAGCTTGAAGCTCGATTCAGACTTCCTGGCTAACGTCCGTAACGCTGGCGTACGTGGCGCTTCGAACAGCCTCTTTGCAGGTTCTTCAAGCCTCATGGTTGACGGCGTAATGATCCACGAGTTCCGTCACGTATTCAGCACTGAAGGCGCTACCAGTGGTACTTCTTCAAACGCTGGTGCCGCCGGTTACAAGTGGGGTGCAGACGCAGACGTGAGCGGCGCACGTGCTCTCTTCTGCGGTGCTCAGGCGCTTGCAATGGCTGATATCGGTCTCCCAGAGATCGTTGAAGATACTTTCGATTATGAGAACCAAGCTGGTATCTCAATCGGCAAGATCTTCGGTCTACGCAAGCCTAAGTACAACAGCGATGTCAGCGGCAACGTCCAAGACTTCGGTGTTATCTGCTTAGACACTGCTCAGTAAGACCTATGAGCCCCTCTTCGGAGGGGCTCCCTTTTTTAGGGAGTAGATATGAAGGTAGTTAGTGATAAGGACATCCGAATCGCTCTGACCTCGGGGGCAGTTGTGCTGTTCCAAGCAGGGGTAGAACGCGAAGTATCCGAGGCTATTGGCCTACATGCGCTGCAAATGGGCGCAAAGCAGACCGATAGCGAACCAGAACTTGAGCCACCTGTTGAAGAAGTGACTGAAGAGACAGACGACGTAGTCGCCGCTCTCCAAGAACTGATCGTCGAAGGTGACCCAGATAACTTTAAGGTCGATGGCACGCCAAAAGCTGCCGTCGTTAACAAGTTGGTAGGTCGCACTGTCCCTGCGGATGAGCGCCTAACAGCTTGGGAAACAGCGCTTAACTCATAAGGGGTTTACATGACAGTCTCAGTCCAAAGCGTTATCGATCGTGTCCAGACCACTCTTCAAGACACCACGGGTATCCGTTGGCCGGTAACAGATGAACTGGTGCTGTGGGTAAACGATGCGCAACGCGAAATCGCACTGCTGAAGCCAGACGCTTCGGCAAAGAACGAAACCATCACGCTCGCTAGTGGCACTAAGCAGAGCATCCCAAGCACAGGCAATCGCCTGCTCCGGGCTGTTCGCAACATGTCAGCAGCGACAAACGGTACGGGTAAGCGCTCGGTGCGTTTGGTGTCTAGAGAGATCCTCGATGCGCAGACTCCCGACTGGCACGACCCTTCAGTCAGCGGCGACGCAGCGCACACCAACATTGTGAAGCACTACATCTACGATGAGCAGAACCCTCGCAACTTCTACGTCTACCCTGGTGTAAGTGGCTCGGCTTACCTAGAGATCGTGTTTTCGGCGAATCCGAACACAGTCGGGTTGAGTGACAACCTTGATGTGCCAGACGTGTTTGCCAACGCTGTCATGAACTATGTGCTGTACATGGCCTACATGAAGGACGCCGAGTACGCAGGTAACTCGCAGCGTGCAGCTAATCACTACCAGCTCTTTACGACTTCGGTCACTGGTAAGGGTCAGATCGACGCGATGACCACCCCTAACCTCGAGCAGGCTCGACCTGCTACACCTACACAGCTGGGGTAATAAATGGCTATCGCGTATGAGATGCTCCTCCCCGAAATCATCCCGATGGTTCCTGGGTGCCCTGACACGCTGATCGAAAACAGCATCAGAGCAGCTATCACTGAGCTGTGTGAGAAGGCAGGTGTGTTTCAGGAGGAGATCCAGTTCTCGACGGTAGCTGGTCAGTATGACTACACGCTGACTACGCCAACGGACTCTGTTGTCCACAAGATCATGACGGTCATTCATAAGGGTGTAGAACTGGAGCCAATCAGCTCAATCCTTTTGGAGCAGCGCAAGCCGAAGTGGCGCGAGACTGACTATTACGGGACGCCTGAGTATTGGTTGTATGAGGGTAGTCAACTCCGGTTAGTCCCGGTGCCAAGTGACTCAGAGACTGACTCAACGATCACTCGTGTTCAACTCAAACCGACAGTGGGCTCGACCGAAATTACTGATCGCCTCATCGTCGACTATCGCGATGTGATTGTTAACGGTGCGATCTACCGCCTACTTCGCATGCCATTGCGTGAGTGGACTGACTACGCAGGCGCACAAGTTTACGGAACGCTCTTCACTCAGGACGTCATTGCGGCGGAGCGACGAGCACGACAAGCAGACACCGGTATTGCCAGGAAGGTGAAGTACGGGGGCTTACATTCACCCCTCTCAAAGAAGAGAAACCGATATGGAAGAGAAGTTAGATGACCCAGTGTTTAGCGACATACGTCGCGAGTGGCATTGGGTCAAACCTGGGATAGAGGCGATCCTCGCTGAGGATAAGTTTCTGTCCTTTAGGCCAGAAGATGTGTACGCGGCATGTATTGCCCAAGAAGCACATCTCTGGACCACGGATGACGGATTTGTAGTCACGATTGGTGAGACAGATCCATTCAGCGGAGAGCGAGCACTGTTGGTCTGGCTCGCCGCTGCAAATAGACAGGGCCAGGGGCTGGTTAACGCGCATGAAGGTTTTTTCATGCGGGTGGCAAGAGAAGCCGGGTTTAGCAAGTTAACTGTTAAGTCGAGCATCCCAAAGATGTCCAACTACTTAACAGAGATGGGATGGGACATAGAGACCATAGTTTATTCAAAGGACTTAGCTGATGGGTAGCGGACCAAAGAAACAAGACTACGAGGCCTCAGAAGCGGAGAAGGCTTCAGCGTCAGTAGCGATGGCGGAGTACCAGTACTTCAAACAGCGCTATGACCCACTGCTCCGCCAGATGCGCGACAAGTCCATGTCTGAAGACATTGGCTCGACTCTTCGTGGCCGCGCTAACGCCGACACGATGCAGGCGCTGACGTCTCAACCGTCCTATCAAGCGACCCAGAGTACGACCGCTACCGGTGATATGGCGCAGGCGTATCAGGGCCAGCTCGGCGTTGCCAACCGTAACGCCAAACAGATCCAGAACACCATGAGGACCAATGTATTGGGCACAG